TTGTCTGACACTAAATGTAAAAGGTGGTCCAACAAATTGTATTACGTAAGCTGCTCTATCTGTAAGAACAAGTGTATAGTCTTTGGCATTTACAGCCGCTCGTATCTCGCTGCCCGCATCTAGTCTAAAAGTCCCTGCAGTATTCGTTGCCGTTGGTTCGTATGTATTTAAATCTTCTTGATTTGAAAATCTTATAAACATTGGATCTTGTGTTCCTGCATTACCAATCGTAGTCTCTGTTCCTAGATGAAATAAGTGTCTGTCTCTATCAGATACAAGTGTCATGATAGAAGATGTTGGGTTGTTGGTAGTTGCAAAATTTGTTGTTGATGTTGAAGCTCTAATTGTTCTAGGGTTTGTAGCTCCAGCGTTCCAAGTAAAAGTCTTACCGTTGTGTACAGTTGCAACTAATACTTCACCGAAGTTATCAAGTGACCAGATACCTGGATCTAACGTTACGTCAGATACAGTTCTCGCTGTACCCCAAGTGCCTGTGTTCCATTGATATGTACCCCAACCATAACCCGTTGTTTGAAAAGTTGGTCCAACGTTTTCGTATGGATCAATAGATGCAGACCCCGCCGCAGTCATACCAGTTCCAGACTCAACAGCGGACATGGTAATTGTAAATGAGTTTGAAGCTGAGGTTATAATCTCATAAGACTTTCCCGTAAAATCTGCAGCGGCATATCCGGTAGCTCCACCACCAGGTAAGGTTACAGAGGAAAAAGTTACATATCTACCTACAGCTAAACCGTGAGAAGTTTTGTTTATTGTTACAGTAGCGTTGTTGTTTGTTGATGTAAAAGTAGCGCCTGTTATGGCGGTTGCTAAAGGTGAGATATCATAAAAGTCTTCACCGTAATATAAGAATAAACCTTGAGATGTACCTATAGCCGTATACTTCTCTCCAGCTAAAGAGGTAAAAGCATGTTGTGCTCTAGCAACACCAGGTAGTTCTTTTTGAGATACAGTGAGTTGTTTCCAACCACCTATCTTTTCTGGTAGTCCAGTTCTAAATCTGACATTGTCACCATCTATCCACTGACCTTCAGCGCCTGATGCTGTAGCTTGTTTATTGAATCCTGGTGCAAATATTAATTTTTTTAATGCCATATTTCCCCACTATACTAGTTTTTGGCTAAAAATATAGTCCATTCTAAATCATCGATCAAATCATTTATATAGACTTTCGTCTTCTTTTCTCTACGTATATATTCGTGTAATTCTTCTAGGTCAAGTATAAGCCATTGTTTATCACCTTCAAGCACCATCTTTTGAGCTTGTGTGTCTAGTCGTCCGTCTTGTGCCAACCCTTCTTCAGGTAGCTCAAACATATTTCTAACATCAAATTTATAAAAAGCATTATGTCCTTTTATTATGCCTGCTATATTCCAAGAAGTTTTTTCTTTTGGATATTCTATACCAGTTAAGTGTTTAGAGAATCGTTCTAGTATTGTCACTTAATATAATTAAAATTTATGACAAGTCTTTTTTCTGCGTTAGTGCAACTTGTGCCTGTGTGTTTAATCTGTGAATCAAACTCTACATATTGATTTCGAATGCTTTTAATTTTTTTACCATTTTCAAATTTAGTATAACCATCGTTTGTATTTATATAAAGAATACCTGTTGTAACTTTAGAATTTGTAAAATCTACGTGCATACCATGTTCGACTATTTTATTTGTGTTAGTGACTAAATTAGCCTTAACTCTTAATAATGCAAAAGGTTTTACCTTTTCAAAGATAGGTGTCAGTAAATCAAAATACTCAGATTGTATTCTATGAAAATTAAAAAAGGTATGAGTAAATTGAAAGTTTTGATTAATACTCATTTTTGGATTTAAATCTTCTTTTTCTACTATGTAATTATAATACCATGGAAATTGCTGTGAGGATATAACAGCAGCTAAATCATCAAACCTTACTTGATCTATAAAATTTTTATAAACTTGCATTAAATCCTTTTAATAATATGTCCCACGATATTTTTCCAAACGGCCATGTTTTAAACAAGTCATCTTTGTACGGAGTTTTATTTAAATGTTTTTTTGTTCTATCCCATATAGGGTTGTTAGTCAGATGCTCTGTCGTAATTTTATTTGCGTGTTTCCAAAATTTTGTATTGTGAATAGATCCTTGATTGTAAACCCAAGCTATAAAGTTCTCATATTGTTTTGCTCTTTCATCAAGAAGTATATTCAAAGTTTCTTGATCCATATCATCATGAATGTAATCAAAGAACCATCTATTAATATGATCATAGAATACACCTGACAATGCTTCCATAGGTTCATAGAAGATTGCTCGGTTTCCATTCTTAATAATTCTATTATTTAAAAATTGTTTTGATCGATAAGGTTTAAAATTAAAATCTCTTAGATCTTTTTTAGTTTTGTTTGATTTAAATATTTCGTTGATTTCATCAACAGCCTCTTGTTCTGTAGTTATCTTATCATTAAATAAATAACCCCATCCTTGTCTGTGTGTTAGAGGTATACCAAACATCCAACCATTTTTATGTGCGTAGTGATAAGTATAATCCCAGTCACCAGGTTTAGGAATAAGATTAACAAAAGCTCTGTTAATAGGAAGAGAAGTAATCATGTGATAGTTAGAATAGTTATCAGGGTAGCCTCTGCAATCTATCACGTAATCATACGTAGCTTTGCCTTTTGTAAATAAAATAGTAACTTCCTTTTCGTTTTGTTTTAATTCTTTAATATCTTTATTTAATACTTTAAATTTTTTGCCATAAAGTTTTTTAGCTCTAGCAAACATTTTTTCTGACAAGGCAAAATTATCAAAGTGCATGGCATAGTGAGTTGGAAGAATAGGACTAATAAAATCATTCTCTCTCCAGTTTCTATATTTAACACCTAGTTTAACTGTAGAGCTTAATTCTTTAGAATCAATAAACACATTATAATTAGCTGCATCCCATAATAAATGAGGTAGGTTAACATTACTACTTTCACCAATACCTAATATTTTTTTCTTAGGATTATATATGCAAGTTACTTCTGCTTTTTCTATATATTTTAAAAAATGCAAAACTGACATAACTCCAACTGTACCTGTTCCTATCACCGCTATCTTCATCTAATATACCCAGCTTATAAAACTTAAGCGAGTCCCTTTAGTTATTGTTTTTACTTGATGTTCAAATATAAAATTTGAAGGAAAGATTAATAAATCTCCTGCTTTCATCTTTATTGTTTTATCTAATACCACAAATTCTCCTCCTTCAAAAGAATCATTTAATTGTCCCACTACGCTCAAAATTGGCACACCTTTTCTATCTTCAAAAATACTTGTAATGTGATCTATGTGTGATGCCATAGTAGTTCCTTTTTTATATCTATGAAATAATATTGGGGTGTAGCCTGTCCAACCTGTAAAACATTTATAATTTAAACCTTGAACATATTTAAGAATATAATTAAACAATACTTTCATAATGACATCGTGATGTTTAACTATCTTTTTAGTCGACTCTAGTTCTTTATTTTTACGACTTTGTATTTCTTTTTTCTCAGGGTTGTACCAACTATGCGGCTCCCAATGTGCATCACTAATTAACTCAGATTGTATCTTAGAAGTTTTTAAAGATTGTAATTCTTTGATTGTTTCTTTTAAAACAATACTATCAAAACAATTAGAATATACTTGTACAAATCTATCTGTATCAATTATCATAGTTTTACATTCTTGTAGGCTGCAGGTAGTCCTAACACAGATCTACCATCAAACATGTTCTTAGTTTTAAAAGGTCCATTTTTATCATTGTAATGAAAAAATACTTGACCACATAATTTACCTTTAAAAGGCTCTCTCCAATGTTCTAACTCTACTCCTCTATATAATAACATGTCTCCAGGTTTTAAATTTACTTTAGTGCCTTTTGCATTACTAGCTGCGGTAATACCTTTCTTGCCTCCATCAACTTCGGGTAAACCTATGTTTTCTTTTGGGCTAACATAGATAGGCCAGTCATCACCACCAAGATTCATCGTAGAGGATATTTCACAGCTAAACCTATCTTTATGTCTATGTAAAACATTCCCTGTTTTATATAATCTTGTATATGCGTATGTTGGAACTAATTTTGTTGAAGTTTGCTTTTCTATAAAAGGTAAAGTATTTACTAATAATGTTTCCATTAAATAATCTCCATAAATAGAATAAGAATTAGGAACCTGTGGATCATCAAAGAAACCAAACCATTTTGTAGTAATACCATAATAATGTAATTTTTTTTCTGCAGCCTCTCTCATCTTTAAATAATTAAAAGCGAGTTCTGCTATCTCTTTTGAAATAACATTTTTTACGACTTGATATTTATTCTTTTTAAAACTCATCTTAATTTAGGACCTGTAGCAAGTAGAGTCAGTGTCTTTCTTACACCACTCAACACAGGAGTTACTTTATGGTTAATATAAGATTTAAACAATAATAATGTGCCAGGTTTAAATGCCTCTACAACATGCTCCTCACCATTAAATATACAAAATTTTCCACCCGTATACTTATCAGATAGATTAACTAGAACTGTCAGCTTAACATCATAAATATCAGATCTTGAAGAATCATAATGCCAACCGTATTCACTTTTCTTTTTACTATCGTAAACGTTTAATAAACATTCACTTAAATCGTTAAATGGAGATAAGAGATACCCAAAGTTATGTAGATTGTAAGAGTGAACACTTGCTTCTAAATTACCTAAAATGTTCTTAACTTTTCCATATTTAATAAGCAAAGTATTTGCTTTCTTTTTAGATACGTTGTTTTTATCTGTAGCAACTGCATCAAGTTTTTCTATACCTGTATGATTGTTCTCAATATATTCTGAAATCTTTTTTCTTTCTTTTGCAGAATAATAATTATCTACATACCAATAGTCATATTGCCAACTCATTTTGTAATATCTGAATGTACCGCTTGAACATTAAAGTGAATAAATCTAAAAGGATCTACTCCTAAATCAATAGGAAACTCATGTGTTAAATAACCAGGAAAGAACATAAAAGTTCCTGGTCTAACTTTAAAATTAATTGCAGAGGATCCCATCTTTATTTCTTTGTCTTGTTGTAAAGGTAACTTAGTCATAAGAGCACCAGGTCTTGGGTCATGAAATATTGGGTAAGATGTTCTATCTGAACACTTTAAAAAATAAAATCCTGATACGTGTTGATTATAATGCACGTGAGAAGAATGATGGCCACCTTGAGATCCAAACTCCTGCACCCATAATTCGTTCATGGTTAGTTTATAATTTGTTAAATCAAAACCTTGAAAGTTTAAAAAATTTAAACTTGTGTCTATAACAACATCCATAAAACCTTCAAATCTTGGGTCATTGTATAATTTAGTAGAGTGATGAGATAAACCAAAATCTCCTAATTTAACTTTTAAATCTTTGTTCCTAGTTTTACTAACTT